CGAGCTGACATTCAAATCTTCAAGACCGAGCTCTTTGAAGGTTGGAACATCAGGGTGCAATGGATGTCGTGTGTCACCAGACAATGCCATGATTCGGATACCCGTTGGCAGTTGTTTTCTGATCACAGGCAAGCTTTCAAAGGCCAGTTGCACACGATTTGCTGCTAGATCCAGTTGTGCTTTGCCTGCATTGTCTGAATACGTTACCGCAGTAATCTTGGTACCAGTTGCTGATTTATAGATTTCTGCATTGAGTTGATCTGCGGTGTTGACAACTGTGCTGTAAAAATATTTGTTGGGATTTTGAATCAACTCCTTGACAAGCTCAGCATGATTGGTAGCAGGGAACTCAGAGTTGACTGCTAATCCACGTGGCATATAACCCAGTCGAGAAATAAAGGAAAAGTCAGTCAGTGGATCGTAGGTTTGTTTTTTAAAAATCAAATTGGTAGAAAACGTACTAACAACACTCATACCAATGGTGTATCCGTCGGGCTCTGCAGAGGCAATGGCCTTGGTGCCAATGGCGCCGCCGGCACCGGCTTTGTTTACAATCACAACAGGAACACCTAGCTCTTTTTCTAATTCGGGTTGCATGAGTCTGGCAATAGTGTCTGTGCTGGACCCAGGGCCATAAGAGATAATGATGTTGATAGGTTTGGAAGGATAGCTGTCCTGTGCCCATGCACGATCTGCCAACACAGCCGTGCTGATGGCCAATGATGCCATTACAAATGTCGCGACGCGACGAATAAAGTTCTTTTTCATAGTGTACAGTTAAAGTGGTTTGGTTAAACGTAGCTTGCAGTAGATTACTGCGTACGGGCGGCGTTATGTAGTATATTCTACAGTAAAGACATCTACATGTCAAGCGTCTAGATTATTCCGGCGTCAACTCCTGTTGGCGCTGCTTGCAATTATTTATACAATGTGGCTAAACAGTTGTTTTTTGTAGTTGTATAGATACCGCAATCGTTGATTTGATACACTTTTCCAGTCAATGCTTGAAGGTGTCATTTTCTGCAAGTCAGCAAGCTCTAAATTTGTAAAACCCATCAATGCCCAGTTGGTCATGCTGTCGGCCAAATAGTTTTTGTTTTGCTCGGCAGATTCTGTTAACTGTTGGTTGAGTTGCATTGCTTGCCCAAACGTCATATGAGCATTTTGCCAATTCATAAGTGAATTTTTCCTGCACTCCACATTGTATTCAGTATCTAACGCCTGACCGCTTTCTGTGTAACCGTATTTGCCTGGGTCTTGTTCATAAGCAGATCCCCACCAATTGGCAGTGTCGGTGCTTATCATTAATGCGTTGTAGCTCCAGTGATGCAACGGTATGTCTCCGTTGTTGAGTTTTGCTGATGTTTGCAGGACGCTGTCGATGGATTCGTCGGGTAACCCAATAACAAAATTGCCATGAGTTAGTAACTCGTTGCCGTAGCGATGCCGTATGTTCTTTAATTCAGAAATTATCTTGTTAGGATCAATTCCTTTGCCAATGAGCTTGGCAGTGACCGGATTCAGCGTGTCTATACCCAACATCATGCTGCGGACGCCTGACTCGAACATGATATCTGTTCTGTCAGGGTGTTTGACCAACAAATCGGGTCTGGCATGGCACCAAAATATAGGCTGAAAGGTCAGTTGCTTTACTGCTTCTTTGATCACACTTATTTTGTAATCACTTTCGTTGAACGTGTGATCGTGTACAAAATATTTGTACACTCCGTATAGATCGTAATTGCGTTGAATCTCAATAGCCAACGAATCAACGTGCCTAACCCATTTATTGGTTTTTGTGCCTCTCATGCTCCAATCGCAGAAATTGCAGTTGAATTTACAACCTCGAGAAATATCTAGCTGTAATACTTTTGCACCTGATATGTCTTCTGGCAGCCAGACCATAGAGCTATGTTTGTAATCAAATGATTCTGCGGTGCCGCCGTCAATTATGTACGTTCCCCAAATATTTTTTATTGCATTATCAGGAACAGTTCTAGCATCAATGTGACGAAGCAGGTCTAGTGCAGCAATTTCGGCAAAACCCGAAATTACATAATCGACTCTGGAGTTGCGTATCAGCGCACTGATTCTTGCAGCGCCGCCTAACACAATTTTGCAGTTGTGATTTATCTCTTTGATAGCCGAAACAATTGCTAGTTCAAAATTTGCTCCTTGTGGACAAAATGCTTGGTTATAATTGAGAGAATCAAACTTGTTGTTGGCCCGTGGATTCATTGGATCGGTGCCTTCAACATTGTTGAAAAAAGCAATACTAAATCCCACAAATTTTGTTTCTGGACCAACTGCTCGATTGATGATGTCTAACGTTTGCTGCTGAGTAAATGTATGAAAGTGATCAATCACTAAACAACTATACCCGTTGGCTCTCAAATGATTTGCCAACAAATACGCGCCCAGTGGCTTGTACACAATATTTGGATAAGTTACATCTGTAAAAAGAACACAATCATAAGACATTGTGTTCCTTAGAAACAAGGATCAGGTTTAGGCAAAACTGTGTTGTTGTTGGCCAGCAAGGAATATAGTTCATGTTTTGACTGGTTGAGTTCTCTCATCAGTTGTGCTCTTGACAAGAATAACTCGGGCTGCTGGGGGCTTGATCTCAACATTTTGTCAGTAGACACAAACTGTTCCAATAGATTGGTAAGTTTTGCCAAAGCACTGTTTGTTTCTGCATTTGGTAAAAATGTCAACCATTTTGTTTCGTGCCAGTCAAGATCCAGCTGAGAGAGTGTGGCATTTTTAAATTGCACTCGGGCCAGCGCAACTTTTTCCGCAAACTCGGCGGCAACAGCAATGTCTTTCATACCTATTCCTAATAATTGCATGGTGAAATAATATCATTAAACACCTGCTGTGACATTGTACTTATGGTTGCTGCATTGCTTGCAAACGTTCTAGCTCGTCGGCAGCTTCTTCCAGCAAATCCGCAATGCGGTCTGGGGTGCCTTCTTGTACACTTTTACGGTCCTTGATCTGGCGTCGGATCTCGGCTCGCTTACGAAGACGGAACACTAGGCTTTGCTCTGCAACAGGAAGGTGGCTTTGGTCTTTCATTTGTTGAATCCAGCTTTTGTGCAGATCCAAAAAGCAATCACAAAAATCACATACGTTGGGCCAAGCAAGGGCCAATCATACCACTTGCCTTTTCTGTGTTTGCATCCTAGGGTGCTCCGGAAGAACCGAAAGCTGATGATACTCCATATCACAAGTCCCGAAATCACATACATCATAGTTCAACTCCGAAATATTTTTTCAATCGTTCTTGATAGTGGGGATAAAAATCAATGTCCAATAACTCTACACTCTTGTGGCCAATCTCTTGGATGCACTCCGCAACAATTGATTCTACAAACTTTTGCAATTTCTCAGGAGGGTCAAATGTGATGTAGGCATCCTTGACAACAACATCATTTTCCAAGCGTTGCCAAAAGTCGCCACCAGCTCGTACGGCAAGTAGTCGAATTCGTTCGTTCATTCTTCAATCTCCAAAATGCTCGTCTATTGCATTCATGCAGAATCGTATCCCATTATTGAATTGAATAAGACTCATGTCGTCTCTACCCTCATACTTACCTCGGCGGCAGACTTCCATACATTCTGCCACAATCAACTCGGCGAATTTTTCCATAGTTTCTGTATCCATTTGCCACATATCATATCGAGGGATATAGCAAGCATCAACTTGTTTAGCCAGTAGTTTAATTCGTTCGTTCATTTTCCAAATACCCATCTCATTAAGTTTAACACAAGGGCCAATGGCAACAGTAGAATTGACCCGATATAGTACTTGGTGTAATACCAAAGGCCGAATTTCCGCTGTGGTCGGTTGTTCATTCTTCAACTCCGAAATGTTTCTTTAATACATCGCCAATGATATCAACACCATAGTCATCTTCATGAACCGCAATACATTCCCGAACAATCAACTCGGCAAACTTTTGATTGTAAATTTCGTCAATCTCATCAAAGTCGTAGTCTCTATTATGTACTCGCTCAAGATGAAGTACTGTATCGTTTGTAAATTGCGTGGCTACTAGGCCAAATTCTTTAATTCGTTCGTTCATTCCGCAACTCCGAAACGCTTTTTGTACCAACCTCAACCAAATCATACTCTACCAGTTCCATGTCACTGTCGTTTACTAGATGGCTAACTCTGGGATCATAGCCAAATCGAGTAAGACAGGCTTTGGCAGTAGCCGGTGTAAGATATACTTTTCCATGTTTGTTGGTCATGTTGACGTTGTACATCCCACCAGAATAAAACTCACCTGTCTTTGGATCGCGAATTTTGTATACTTTCATTCTTCAACTCCGAAATGTTCTTTTAACAAATCCTGTACATCTTGTGACATTGCCCATTGCGTCTTTTCACCAAGAGCGTATTTGTATTTGCGTTCAATCTTGTTGCAACATTCCCGAATAATCAACTCGGCGAACTTTTCCAAGCCACCTTCAAAAAACACTCGGGTTGCCTCTAAGTTGTTTTCGAGGTAGTCCAAGTCACTTTCCAAATAACCATCAGGTTCGTTGTCGTCATATAGACGCCGAGGCGTTAATGCCATACCAGCCTGTTCAGCAAGTAGTCGAATTCGTTCGTTCATCGCCACAGCTTTAACAAGTTAACAAACTCGGGCCACTCGTTGGGCTGTCGAGGTTTCAGTACCACAGCCAACTCTGCGTTGTTCATGCGGCTTTCGGTCACAATCACATGGTCCGGCAAAGTTTTAAGCATGGCAAACTCTGCGTCAGTGACTGCACAAGTCACTTTCTTGAAACTGTTATCCAACCAGTCCGAGTATTCACCATCGTCGCTAAACTTCAAGTGACACATCAAGCCTGCATGAGCAGCAGCATTCATTGCCATGCCCACCGGGGTGTTGTCTTTGATACAAATATACATTTTCATTCAGGTTCTTTCAATAAATCAAACAGTGTTGCATATTCAACTTCTTTCCAGTCGTCAATATCAACATAACAGATAGTGGTTCGGCGGTAAACTGTTTCGAGCCACACATAGCCACCGTGAATTTTCACAGGACGCCATGCGAACCATTTCTCCCAGGGAAGTCGAATAACTTTTCGGTAAATGCGTGATCCGGGGTCAAGCATTTCCTTAGGCCGCCTCCATATAGTTACGAACCCATGCTAGGCGAGCTTGCTCATCCATAGCAGTGTAAGCCACAATGTTCTCACGGATTGCGTCCAACAGCGGATAGTACTCCTCGTCAATCTGCTCACGGAATTGTGGAGTCATTAGTTTGTCTGTGCGTGGATTGCGAGCAACCCATTTGGCAGTCAAGTAGTAAGGGCTCTTGATCTTTGCTCCTACGCCGTTTTCGTCATAGAACACAAAGCCTTCGTGCTTCACAGTCTTTACAAAGTTCTTCAATGCCCTGACTGTTAAGTGTCGGTATTCAGGGACAAAGCACTTGAACATTTCTCCCAGGTGCTCTAACACCGGAGGGTTGTGACCTACTTCCGACTGCCATGTCTTTTCACGATAACCCAAGATATACATACCTGGCTTTTCGACCACGATATGAGGATCGTCGGGGTGTACGCACTCAAACATGAAAGTCATGTCTCGGCAGTCATCGGCTGCTAGTGCCATTTGCCAATCTGCCCAGGGCATGTGCTTGATCATCATTTCCCGTGCCATGTCGACAAAGTCACCTGAAGTGCTACCAGTAGTGCTGACCAGAACGTCATTGTTGTGATACGAAACTGCCACCATGAAACCGTTGACCTTACGGAAAGCAGTTACAATAGTATCAATTTCAGAAAATACAGGTGCTTCCTTCTCGATGCCATAATTGTAGATTTTTGTGAATGGATACGACACTAGGTTGAAATCCTTGTCCACAATAGATCCACGACACTCGGCAATGTACTCGTTCCACAGGTTGTCGTAAAACACCTTCTTCTTGTACTTGAGCACATAGATACCTTCGCCAGCCTCTTTCATGTTCACAAGGCCCGAAGTCTCTACATACTTTTTCAATTCTTCTTTAAACATTATTCAACTCCAAAATGTTCTTTAATCTCTTGTGCAGTTCCTTTAAGAGTCACACACCATTCGTCACCGCTATCTTCTGTAGGTTCAACAATTTTCAAACATTCCCGCACAATCAACTCGGCGAACTTTTCAGTAAACTCTTTAGGCAAATCAAAGTCTACATGGTCGGGAATCGCCTTAATAGCCTCGGAGATAAGTTTTTCAATTCGTTCGTTCATTTTACACCTCGCAGTTGCTACGCAATTCAGTCCAATACACTTCACCTTGAACACCAGCAGTAGTTTCTACACGGCAAAGATTGATTCCAAAAACTTTGCGTGGTTTCTTAAGGATAGTCAAAGTATCACCAATTTGGGCCAGTGCTGTGCGGGTTTGCCTGGGAGCATTGTTATCCCAAATGTTAATACCAGTTGGTGCCAGTGAGCCAACTGCTCCGGGCAAAATGCCAGCAGTTATTGATTTGAGACTTTTGACCCGAACTACTGTTCCGGGTGCGATGTTTTTGTCCAATGCCATTATTCTGATTCCTCCACAACCTCACACTCAGCGAAATGATTGTCTGCGAACTGTTCTGCTTCCGCTTGAGTGTTGAACCACGCAACCGCAGTTCCTGCCCAACGCTCGGGACCAGTGCCATCCACATCGCCGCCCCATTCAACTTCTCTAACAACAAATTGGGTCATAACAACACTCCGTTTAGTGATTCAATACAAGTATTATAGCACCAAACCCAATTTGTGTCAACTAAACGGCATAAATAGAAGTGAGGGTCACGATGCGTCAACATCTACCCTCTCTAATGCTAAAGTATTACAAGGAGCACCAGCAATGATATTTATTGCCAACAAATATAGCCGCATCTATTATAGTATTGTTAATAGAGCCAAATCAAGATCCGTGACAGGATACAAAGAAACACATCACATTATACCTCGTAGTCTGGGCGGTTCAGATTATCCTGATAATCTAGTAGATTTAACAGCAAAAGAACATTATATTGTTCACCTATTATTGCCGTATATGGTTATTGATAATACTCACAAACAGAAAATGTGGGGAGCATTAAGATGTATGTCTAAACTAGTTTCTGGCACTCATAAACGCTATATTGGTTCTGCTAGATTCTACGAAAAAGCAAAAGAGAATACTGATTTTGGAATCGGTAATCGTGGCAGAATACAATCCGCGGAAGAAAAACAAAAGAGGGCCGATTCGCTTAAAGGGCATGAAGTTTCTACCGAAACAAGAAACAAGATCGGTGATGCTAATCGTGGTAGAAAACTGCCACCTGTTAGTACTGAAACTAGACTCAAAATCAGTGAAGCGGGCAAGGGCAGAATATTGTCCGACGAAAGTAAAAAGAAACTGAGTGAATCATCTAAACGCAGAGGACATAATGGCTTCAAAGGTAAAGGAAGTCGGGGTCCTACACCAAAAGAAACACTAGAAAAATTCCAGGAAACTATTAGTAATAGAACACCCGACTGGTCGATGAAGCCTCGTACCCAAGTCACTTGTCCACATTGTAGCAAGCAAGGTGATATCTCAGGAATGAAACGCTATCACTTTGACAACTGCAACGCCTTCTCTGAATTGTCAAGAACCCTGTAAGCCTCGGCAAGAACGTCAGGGTGTGCCTTTGTAAGCACCGCAAGGAGTTCACGCTTTTCAGCAAGATACACACGGGCAAACTCGGGATCATGTGCCACGATACTCTTGGTATTTGACAAAAGATCGCAAACCTTCACGGTCTGTGCCTCTGCAGGTGCTTCGGCAGTGTGAGCACGGTCTACAGCCTTGCGAACAGCACGATTGCCATCTTCGGGCTTTGACACATCAGTCAACCATCCAACAAGAGTAGCAATGTCGATACCAAACGCCATATGGATGTCAGTAAATGTGCAACCAGTGTCTTCCACAACGTCATGCAACCAAGCAGCCGCAACCATATCGGGTGTGCTACCGGGAACCTCTGCTACAATACGTGCAACCTCTGCAGGGTGAACAATGTAAGGCTCGTTTGTATACTTGCGCTTCTGACCAACTGCGGCATGAGCAGCCTGGGCATAGACCTGGGCCTTGTGTACCACGTCCATGCCTGCCAATTCCATTGTGAAGTTTTCCATAACTGCTCCTTGTTGTGATATGTGTATTATAGCACCGTTTGGATAATCTGTCAACCCTTAGGGTCTTTAGAGTGGTAGCTTACAATCAGGATTTTTGCCGCACCACAGTTGCTCTACTACACCACGGACGCCCTGATCACCCACTTGATCCACGGTCTTGACCGCAACGTATCCAGCGAAGATCCAGAACAGAATCGTGCCCACAAAGGTCAGGGCAATGACGGTGGCCACGATGCGAAACATGAAGTCAAAGCGGCGTTGGCTTTGCTTGAAGCGGCGATCAAAGTCTTGTGAGTCAAACATTTTAGTCATTCCATTCTATGTATGCTTTGCAACTGGCAAAACTACCTTGATGCCAGCATGTGGTTTCTTCACTGTTCCACACCTGGTATGTGTCGTTGATCAAATGTCGAATCACCATGTTAACGCTCCTTGAGACGCTTCATGACAGCGATGAACCAGTGCTCTCGGAGCACACGCTGGAACTCAACATCAGGATCGTATTGACGACCAGTTTTTCTGCAAGTGACCAACATCGCTGTCTCCTTAATCCATGAACCAAACGTCACCGTCTCCGACTTCGATCTCTCCGGAAAACTCGCTTACGTATTCTCCACCGTTCTGGGAAACCATTATTTGAGACTCGCCATCCAACTGCGACAACAATTCTATCAATTCACGAACTAACATCTTGGACTCCTTTTTGCTTTGCTATGTGTATATTATAGCAAATTGGGCAATTCGGGTCAACCGTTTTGTTAACGCTTTTTCCAGAACTGGAATTCAGCTGTGAACACAGCAACAGCAAAACCCATAACTTCTGTATTACCGGGCTTGCGGAAACCAAACCATCGAGGGCTACGAGCAATATCAAAGTCCCAGTTCACAGCCCACAAAGTGCCAATAAACAACATGAACACAATGCTCACGGGCCAGAACAAACTCAGTAGGAACATCACAGGGACATCACCGTGTGGGGTGCGGATCACAAATGAACCCATCAAAACCACAACACCCACCAAGTAAATCAATGCTGCTTCGATCATTTCCAGTTCCTTTTTGCTTTGCTATGTGTATATTATAGCAAATTGGGCAATTCGAGTCAACCAAAAAGTAGTACTACAAAAGTATTACTTACGGTTAACAAAATAGTCCAGAAGGCAAACAACAGAACCAGTGACCAATACCATTGCCAGCAAGATCACTGCCAGACCCGGAGCCAAGACAGACAGTGCAACTACGAATCCTGCCAAAAACACAATGGCTAGCTTGACTATCAACGGCATTTCGATAAACGTTTTAAACATGTTCAACTCCTGTTTTGCTTTGCTATGTGTATATTATAGCAAATTGGGCAATTCGAGTCAACCAAAAAGTAGTACTACAAAAGTATTACTTGTGATGCCCTTTGATCTCGCCCCGCATAGCGTCACGGATAGCGTCTTCCATCAGCATGGCAATCACACCAGTTGCGTCAATGCCCATGTCACGGCAACGGTACCGCTCCATGCCGCTCTCACCGCCGTGCAAGTGACCGTGAAAGTGAACACTACCACGATGCATCTGGTCCCACTCTGCGATAGGATAGTGCAACATCACAACCTTGGTGCCAGCATAGTTGATGTCCAAGTAGTGATGGATTTCCGCAAACTCGTTGCGGAACGCAGGGTCTTGCAACAGCTTGCGGTCATGATTGCCTTGTACAAGAATCTTGTGACCATTCAGTCGACGCATGTATTCCACTGCCTTTGGTGCTGGCAAGAATGCCACGTCACCTAGAATGTACACCAAGTCTTCGGGCTCAATCAAGTCGTTCCATTCTTTGACCATGGCTTCGTTCATGTAGTCAAGGTCATTGCGGAACCTGGCCCTGGACACAGGGCAAAAGTTCATGATATTTTTGTGACCCCAATGCAGGTCACTTGTGATATATGTTTTCATAATGCTTATTATACACTCAAAAGAAAACCCAGTCAAGCTGGGTTTTGGTATGTTGTATTTCTACAACAGTTAATCTGCGTACCAGATTTCGTCAAAGCCTTCGGCTTCTGTAGGAACTTTCAAACCAGAAATCATGCCTTGCATCACTGCCCAGGGAATGTTCTTGCCCGGCCGGCTGGCAAGCCTACGTTCCAGTTCTGCAGGCTCGGGAGTAGGGAACACCACAGCCACAGCATGATAGTTGGGCAGCATGTTGAACTTCTTCCGGCGGCTTGCCACTGTGGTTGAAGTCTGATCCCAGATAATATCCATACCCTTGTCACGGGCCAACTCAACATGATTAGCCATCAACTTCACAGCATGTGGCATGTATTCATCAAAAATTTCACTGTAGGTTTTACCCACTCGTTCTGCTTCCATTTCTACCCACATGTCGGTTGACACAATAGCGCAATCCTTAGCCCAGTCTTGATTGCGAATCCAAGTGCTTTTGCCAGCGCCCGGAACCCCTACTAACACATACACAGTTGGCATTATTGTTCCCATCCCAGTTTCATAGTTCTCCAGTCGTCCACATTGGGCTTTTCGTTTTCATCGTAGGTCCAGCCCAGTGCCTTCATTAGGCTGTGCTTGACCATCATGTTAGGGCTGCGAAAACGCTTGGTATCGTCAAAGCCCATCATCACGCCAACTTCGGTCACAGCACCTGATCTGCACAAGCCTGCCATACAATGCACAACCACGTTCATGCGATTGTCCAAGGCATGTTGCAACAAGCGCACAATTTCTTCAGCTTGAGCTGGAGTAATTTTGGCTTCATCGGGCCACTTGTCATCACGCTCCACGTCCATGAATTCAAACCGGTGAATCTCTCGGAACTCGTGAGCTGGATCAGGCCACCACGAGGGGCAAGGATCCATGATCTGAATCAGCATGGCGTTTGGGCCAGCTTCGTGATGGAACCTCATGGGCACATCAGCAGCAGCTACGTTTTCAATCCAAGGCATATTGTTCTCCTAATGCAGTATTATAACACACCTGGGATTTGTGGTCAACTGTTTACTAAATGCTTACTGTTTGAAACGTCGGCGCGGTGCCACATCTTGCTCTTTGTACAAGTAATCTCGAGTGACCAGGCCAGCTTCGATTTCCTTGAGAGCAGTGACACAAACACCGTGCCCACGAGCATCCAATTTGGCAAGATCGCCACGACCAAGTTCGCGCATGCGACGAGCCCCAACAAGGACCAAGTCATAACGATTGCCGATAGCAGCAACTGCGGCTTCACTGGTCAGGCCAGCTGTGGGGTCTTTGGGTGTGAATTTCATTCTGAGTCCTTGGGTTGAGTTAATCCGTTTGCGCGAGCATCGCGCTGAGCTTCTACATCTTGAAACATTCTCCGCTCTTGCAGAGTCATCTCATTAAACAACTTTCGAGGATTGCCGCACAACATGCAACCAGGCTGACCGCAATCCATAGCATGATGTTTGGCCATACGGTGTGGCTGTTTTACTGCTTTGTCTCTATTGGTTAGACCATGTGCTTTGGCAATTGCAACTTGTCTTGCAATATGCACATCTGTTTTGTGTCTACGTCGGCTACCTAAATATTTTGCTAGTTCGTTGCTCATAGTTGCCTTTTTACTAAACACTATTATAGCATATCATGCATTTGAAGTCAAGCTCTAATTGCTACTGCAATAACCATATTATTTTCATGACTTAGCCCAAGCATGTATGGACCACTCAGAACTTGGTCAGGATCTTCAACTGTTGGCCTTTGACTTTTGGGAAACCGAATACGAATCTTGGCAGGATCAAAAGGTTGGTCTTCTGCTTTGGTTATGGCTTCGATGCATGCCCAAGTTTTGGCCATGGCCAAGGCAGTGGTGCCATCAGCGTGGAATCTCTCAAGAAAACGAGACAACTTTTCACTAGTCTCGAATCTATTTGCATCTACCAAATCTATACCAATCATTTTGTTTTTTCTGCAATTGATTTGTAGCCCGCCCAACTTGGGTGGATCCCGTCGGGCTGTAGCTTTGTAATGGGAAGAACTGTATCTCCAAAATTCTTGGCAATAACATGCACCATGTCTTGGATATTTTTAATGTCGACACCGCTGGCTTTCAAGTTGCCAGCAGGCAAAATCCAAAACACACGTTTAGCCTCCACACGTTGTCTTGTGGCAACAAGTTCTTTAAACGTATGTACTCCACGGTGATCGTTTGAGCCAAGGCTGATGATCACCGTGTTTGCTGGTTCAATCTTTTGAGCATAATTTTTGCTGAACTGTTGTGAGTTAATGCCACCTTTTGCTACCAAGGTACATTCTTTGGCAAACATCTGCGTTCCGACTGCAATGCTATCGCCAATAATTAAACATTCTAACATAACATCTCCAAAAGAAAAGCGATTACTGCTATTATACAGTAATCGCTTGTTATTGTCAACCAGTTTAACTGTTCAGGACTTTGGCAACCGAATTCATAACGCTAGCGATACGACCAATGTCACGAAGGTTTTCAACTGTATAGCCTTCTTGATTAAGTGTGTCGTAATGGGCTTTCACACAGAACTCACATTTTCCAACAATACTAGCAGCAAGACTAAATGCTTCAAAGTTTGCCTTGGTGGTTCCACCGTGACCGGCAATCGCATTCATGCGCAACTGTGCAGGTAATCCTTTTAAGTTCTTGTCATCTGCCATTTCAACAAACGGGTACCATACATTGTTCTGTGCCATGATGCTTGCAGCAGTCATTGCTGACTCGGCATGTACAGGGGCATCTGCCAACAAGATGCTTAGAACTTTGCCGTTACCTGTTGCGGCAAGTGCAGCCACAGCACAGCCCATGGCAACATCGGCGTCTAAGGTTGATCGAACCAAGACTGCATCTAGATTCAATTTTGTATCTTTTGCATACTCTGGTAGTGCGCCTTTTATTGTTTCAATAAAACTCATTTTATCCTCCGAAAATTTTATATAAGATTATACACTGTAGTGTAATAATGATAACTGGTGCAATGCTTCGAAGCAGTTCCAAACGATAGTGATATCGTTCAATAAGCTTTTCAAGTTCTTGTCCAGTCATTGTTTATCTCCAGGATTGGGTAGCAACGACTGAACACACAGTTCATCATGTTGAATACGCCCCTTGAACAAGTCGTGTATCAGCAGCTGATCCTTGCCGGAAGCAAACTGGTCGATTATCTTTTTGGTGCCATGAAAATTAGCATCGAGTACTTTTTTCTTCATATTGGGCTGATTCAGAAATCTCTGCTTGTCTACATATCTTGACCCATCAACTGATCTTACAGCTAGTGTTACTCTATGGTTAATGTTGTCCTGCGTAGCATGTATTACATCTCCCCGGATCAGCAACACATCCCCGGGCGCAATAGTCGGCGCCACAGCAATAGTATCAATGTTTACCGGTATGTCAAATTCGTCCCCAGTTTCGTCGTCGAACACATGTGTGCTGTTGCCGGATGGTATAAATCGTTTGGCACCTTGATCTAGAATTCGTTGATCAAACAAGTTTCCGATCTTTGATCGTAGTATATCCATTGGCACTACACGAAGACCCGAAAGATTTGAATCAGGTTTGATCAACGGCATCCAAAAATTTATCTGGTGATACCCGGTTTGCCAAGTATAATACGCCTCATGGTCCTGGTGCCAGCCTAGTTCTGCAAGCTGTGTGTCAAAATATATTCCATTGGGTCCAATCAAATCAGTTTTTACATTAGTAGTTTGGTTGAGCAACTTGATTAGTCTGATAATCTTGGGTTCGAGCCCATGCACGCCTGACTTTAACAAAACAGAATTTTTTAAGTTGATGTTGTTTCGTGGATCTTTACTGATAACTTGATAGTCTGCTAATCGCTGTTGTAT